ACCGCTTATTGATAACTATCGTAATAAGATGATTATGATTAGTCCTGAGCTTCTTCCCGAGCGGTACAGGCTTCTTAAGTACGAAGAAGATCTTGGGTGTGATATCGACTATATAGAGCGCAAGTTTGAAATGGACATGGATACAGACCGTGTTTATGATATTAGCGGAGACCGAATGAACTATGGTAACGAGACCCAGAACAATGACTACGCTTCTGGAACGTACAAAGTTCTTGGTCGTCGCAACAAACACGTTACTGCTCTTAGCTCTGTGCCAAAGGAGAACTATGGTTCTGGTATGACAATTGGTAGAGACTATGTTCCCATTGTAAGCTGGCGTGGAAAGAACGGATATCTCTGGACACACCACAGCTATCCAAATATTAAGGCACTGCTTCAAGAAAGCGGTTATTATAACGAGTATAAACACTTGTTTACCCGTGAGCCTAATATTTGGTATGTTGCAGGAAAAACGCTTGCATGTGACATCGGCCTGGTACACCAAATCTTTGACGAGATTGAAAAGAAAGAGCGTAAGAGACGTGAAGAGGAACGTGCATATAGAGAAAGGTTGGGACTCTAATGGGAACTCTAGCCGAAGATCTTGAGCCGTTGTTTGAAATTCCGAGCTTTTACGATATGTATATCACGCTTAATCTTCGTTATCAAGAAATGGATTTCCATGATGAGATAAGCGACAGCGAGCGCATCTCAGAGTATAAAGATATTAATACTCAGCTTCGCAAGTATATTACTAAACAAAAGAACGTAATACTTAGCTGTAAGAAGAAAGAAGAAGCACTCGCTATTGTAGAGAATCTTGTAACGAAGATGGATGACTACGGTGATACACGTAAAGAAATTGTTTACGCTGTTATGCGTGATGACTTTCTGCTTAATCTACATCGTGTTATTTTCTTGTATCAAGATAACGAAGACGAGACCGAAGAAGAGGAGGAGTAATGGCTGATGAAGTGGCTAACGTCGCTGAAGACGAAGTTGTCGAGCTGGATGACGAACAAACGCAGAAAAATGAGCCAGTGGATATTGCAGAGGCGTTTAGAATGTATAATGCGTCTCAGCGAAAAACAGCTCAAAATCTTGTGGAAGATGGAGAAGAATCCACTGGAGAGCCAGAAGAACCTGCTGATACCAGTGGAGGGGAAGAAGGAGATCTGGTTGAAGAGACTGGAGACACAGGAGATGAGCTGGGAGATGATACAAACGTCATCGAGCCAGTTGATCTCTCTCCTCAGAAACAAGACTATCTAAAGCGTATTCAAAGTCAAGCTATAGCTAATGTTAGAAAACAAATGGAAAATGATAACATTGAGCTATGGACTATGGATGACATCTATGAACGTGACGAAGAAACAGGTCGAGTTACTTTCAATAATCCTGACGATCCTATGCACCCGTTCCAAAATAGAGCAGAAGCACAAAACTTCTTGAATGCTATGAATCAAGAAGTCACCAACTATTTTAGGAATCAGGTGAACAAGGAACAACAAAAGCTTGTTCAACAGCAGGCTCCAGTGCTACAGATGTTTGACTTTGCTCCAGTCTACCAGGCTATGAATACGGTAGAACAGGGTATCTTCAATGATCTAATTGAGCCATACGCAATTCAAGACCAGGCAGGTAATGTTATCGGTTTTAATACTAATCTTCAGTCTGTAGCAAATACCGCTAGGCAAATTGCTAAACGATTTGGAAACAGTACACCTTCTGAAACCGATAACAATACTAAGAATCCTAAGCAAAAGATAGGTTCTAAACCTGCTATGGATATGAAGACTGGAGCTAGCCAAGGTGGTGTTAACGAAGAACCTAAAACACTTGGTGAAGCACTAAAGATGTATGATCAGCAGCAACGTGAAATGAACAAGAAAGGAAAGTAACTATGACTACTAAACGAGCAGCAAGTGCAAAGGCTAAGCCGAAGATCGTTAAGCCGGACTTCGAGCCGCTGGAGAAGATTTTCAACAAGGCAAAGACCGTGATGGTTATGAAGCTCGACGCGAACATTGAGGTAAGCAAGCGCATTGACAACCTCATGAGCGTGCGAGACAGCGCGTACCGCTTCTGGGGAAACATGCTTGACGAGAAGTATCTTCCTAACGATCGTCTTCACTACTTTAAGCGTCTTCAACACATTACAACCGAGACCTACGAGGCTATGAAGGACATAGCTGAGAGTTTCAGTCTCGATGAGTTCAAAAAGGAAGAGATGAAAGACTACTTCGAGAAGCTGATTCCGAGTGTTGACGAGATCAAAAACGAGGAAACACTTCTTGAGTCTATGCTTATCTTCCAGTGTATTCAGCCCTACGGTAGCCAGATGAATCAGATTCATCAGCTGATTCAAGAGGAAATCGAGAAGAGGAAGTCCTATGGCGAAGAAGCGTAAACTAGAAGACACGATCGACGGCATGAAGAGCAAGGATTATAAGGAGCGCTTCAAGGCCGAGTACGAACAGCTCTCGATCCGTATCGACAAGCTGTCTAAGGCTATCTGCGACAGGTACGCTGGCAAGAGTAAACACAAGCTTGCCTACCCGCTGACGATGCTCAACAGGCAGCTGGACGCCATGATCCAGTATCAGACGGCTCTCGAAGAGCGTGCGTTCGTCGAGGGAATCGACCTTAAGTAATGCCAGAGTTCGTTAAAATAGAAGTTCCTATGTTCTATAGGCCGTATCCTTATCAGGCTATGGCGTGGCAGAGGCGCTCAAGCGGACTCTATACGTACTACTTTAAGCTCTGGGCACGTCAGCTCGGTAAGGATACGGACGACATAGAACACGCCATGAACGTAGGCTACAAGAATCCTGGTATTCAGATAGCCTACGTAGGCTTGGACAACGTCTGGATTACAAACAACATCTTTAAGAAGTACATAGACGGAAGAACGTTCTGGGAGGACTATCCAGATGAGCTTATCGACCCTAAAGACACTGCAAAAGAAGTTTATATGCGAAGCCAGGTACGCGGGAAGGCTGACGCTCGCATTAAGTTTATTGGCTTTCTTAACGATCAGGGACTCATCGGTAGCTCATACGATAGGTTCTATATTTCAGAAGCTAGTCTCTATCCGTCTCACGGATTCCAGTACATCAGACCGATCTGGGATCGAAAGCTAAAGATGGGAGTTGACCTACAGGTTAACTTTAACGGAACACCACGAGGAGTGAAAAATGTTCTTTACGACCTCTTACGTGTATACACAAACGAGGATGAACCCGAGGCATTTCCTGGAGCACACGGAAACTGTTACGTTGACAAAGTTACCATCGCTGATGCGGTTGATCACACGGGAAAACGCCTTTATTCGGATTCAGAGATTGAACAACTCCGAGATCACTACATTAGAGAATTCGGAAATGACAACCTATTTCGACAGGAGAATTTTTGCGACTTTACGGTCGTCAACGCAGGACTGGTATATCTTGCAATCGAGCAGCTTGTCCGTGAGCATCGTTACACGCCGTATAATCTTGATACCAGCAAGCCCGTTTACATCGCTTTTGATATCGCGTCTAAGGGCAAAGAATCCGACAGCACAGCTGCTATAGTGTTCCAGTACATCAACAACCGCATGATAATCTACGACTGCTTCGAGGCTAGGGGCATAGCTCTCGTAGAGGCTATGAACGAGATTATGAAGAAGGACTACGCGCACCTGATCCGTATGGGCATACTGCCGTGGGACTCTGAGCGTTCTGCATCGTCGCAAACTCCGATTGAAGAAGCCAGAGCAATGTTCCCAAAGATCAACTGGCACGCCCTAGAGAAGGAGCGAGTAGACCGTGGAATCAAGCTCGTTCGAGAACAGCTTCCTAACATGATTATCAACAGTAACAACTGCGGTTGGTTGATGGAGTGTTTTCAGAACTACGAGTATAAGCGTCTAGAGCGGCAAGACGACTGGGCTGCTAAGCCGATGCACAACAAGTACAGCCACATGATGGACGCGCTGAGATACGCGGCTATGGGGCTAAAAGAGATAAGCTACTTCAATCTCAACGATGACGGTGCAGAGGTCTTAGACTGGAACATGACGTATACCGGAATGTACGACGATAACGAAAACGAGTGGGACAAGCCCTGGCCAGAAACTTGGCAGCGTAAGGAGAAAAAAACCAATGGAGGACTCTACTACTACGAGTGAGTGGAGCTTTAGCTTTGAAGATCCCAAGCCAGTCTTCGATACAGATAGGGTAAACATGAGTCAACCGTATCTGTCTGGAGCTGGAAGATGGGATAACTACTGCGACGATGAGCTCTACAATCTCGAATGTCTTATTCGAGATTGGCTGGAAACTAAGCGAGGAGGCTGGGGAACGAGCGATCCGAGCGCACGTAAGTTTACAGCCAAGATGGTATACGAGATCATAACAGGCAAGAAGGATCCGAGTCTCGGAACGATACGGAAGCTCAACAGGCTTCTTGCGCACTACAGTACGCGTACGTATAAGAATGGGAACACAACGATATATGGTAAAAAGATTAACAACGTTGTATACTTTCTCAACGCTACGCGTCTTGATCACCCGCCTTATAGCTTGAGACTGCGTCTTGAGTGGCTTGCAGATCGCGGAGAACTTCCGACGTATGGCAACATGGAACTTGTCTATGACCTTAAGCCGGGCGAAGTTCGAAGGATAAATCGGAAAACAGAGGCTAACAGACGCAAGAGAGAGCGGGAGGTGAAACGTGTCCGAGCAGAAAAACGCGCTCGCAACAACGAGCAGTACGGAAATAATACCCGCTAGATTTCGTCGTAAGGACGGAGCAGACTACGAGTGGCGAGACAACGATGAGCTGCTTACAGACTACGCTCTCTCTAAGACGATGGGAGACCTTGTGAGAACAAGCGAGGTTGCTATCAAGGCAAGAGATTACGCTCTCAGCCGTATGATATGCAACGCTGTTTTCGAGATAGATATCGAGCTTATCCAGACGATAGTAAGCCGTATCGATGGAACGATTCCGTCTGAGGGTAACACAGACAAGTATGCAACAGCGTTCGGCGATGCTCTGGAAGATGTACTAGAGTACAGCAACGCAGAGCAGATGGAGGTTAAAGAAACCGACAGGCCGATTATAGCTATGGCTAAGGCTGTCGTCTACGCTGCTACAAACAGAGTTGGAAGCAACCTAGCTAGGAAGAAGGAACGTAACCTAGCTGCTAAGATGCTCTTAGAAAGAACGGGGGGTAGGAAGGTTGCTCCAACTCCGCTTCAGCTTGAAACTGTTTATGTTGAACCGAAGTGGATGGGATTACCAAAAGGAGGTGAAGACAGTGAACAAGTTTGAGCGTGCAGCAGAACAAGACAATCTCAAGAGACAGTGCTCTACCTGTAAAAAGGGTGGCAAGATTGGTCCGAGAAGCGGATGCCAGATAAAGAAGATTTTGCTTATCGACCGAGATAAGAACGCGTGGAAGAACAAGAGCATGTTTCTTACCGAGCAGGGCGAATGTAAAGCATACATAAAAGCCGTATAACGTGTATTGCACAAGAATACAAACCAGGAAAGGATCAGATGCAATTATGCTAGACTTCGAAAACCAGGACAACGCAGTGTACATCGCAGTTTATCCCTTTGAGGGCTTGGTTGCAAACAAAGACCAGGGACTCAAGATTCTCGAAGAGGCAAGTGAGTGTCGAGAGAAGTACGACGATCTCGCAAACCTAAGTATGATGAACGAAGAGGAACCTGGCTCTGTTTCTGATGATATAATTCAGTCGTACGTAAACGAGTTTGCTCTTGAGGCGTGCGACTGTATTCAGGCAACAGTTAATCTGCTTGCCGCCGTTTTCGGATCTACTGAAAACGTTCAGGAGATCTTGAACAACGGTATGTTTATGATTACACAGAAGAACGTTCAGCGTGGATGGTACGGTGAACCAGAAGAAGAAGAGAAGGAAGAAACAGTAACAGAAGAGGAGGAATAATGGACGAGCATGATGCGGTATACAAGCCGAGCCACTATGAAAAGGACGGCTACCCGTCTATGCAGGAGGTCGTGCGAGGAATGTTCGCAGGAACCGAGGGCGACCTCCCGCTGAGCGTTTATCCCTGGTGGAAAGACGCGTTCAAGTATATCTACCGCTGGCCCCTCAAGGGGGATACCTGGGAAGAGTGTATCCAGGATCTCAACAAGGCCAAGCGGTGCATCGACATGATCATCGAAGAGCTGGAGAGCAACAACGTCATCGTGCCTACCACTGTGCCTGAGAAGGCGTGGACGCCTGCGTGCGACAAGGACGGCAAGCCGATCGTGCTGGAGTGCGAGAATGTTGACAAGGAGCCGGAGAACGGCTTCTTCACGTGCTCTATGTGCGGGTGCACCGTGCACGACGCAGAAGACTACTACGTATCAATTATGGACAAAGACCTGGAGACAATCCAGTGGCAGTACTGCCCGTGCTGCGGCAGGAGGGTAGTAAATGATGACTAGATATGACGAGCTGGAGGCGAAGATCGAGTATTACCGGACTACCTGCGACGAGCCTCAGCTCGACATCGACGAAGCACTGAATTCTAAAGAATACTTTAAGAACAGAGTAGCAGAGCTGAAGGAAGAGCGCAAAGATCTAAGAGAGCGCATAGAAGAGCTGGAGATCGAGAACAATAAGCTCCGTGACGAAATCGCGTCTATCGTAACTAACGAAGACCTCCTTGCCGATCTCAACGGCGCTAACACGGCGCTTGAGATGTTGGAAGAAGAGAATAAGCAGATTTCTGCGGAGCGCGACAAGTGGGTAGGCTACGCAGAGGAGGGCTTCGAGCGGATTAAAGAGCTCGAAGCCCGGCTCCATAGCAACGGAGAATGTGCGCTGGAGGAAACAGATAGCTACGACGTAGCATATGAGACCGTCCACGTTCTTGAGTGCAGCGCGTGCGGACGAACCTGTGAGTACATTAACGGAGCCTACAACTACTGCCCGAACTGCGGCGCAAAGGGATGGCAAAAAGGTGAGTGAATTGGAGCGAGGTAGACTATGAACGACTGCATATGGATCATAGTCGCGCACTGCGAGTGCTGCGGTACAAGCAAGTGCGTTCACAGGCTGTCTATGGACAGCGAAAAGGGCTTGATGATCATGGGCCAATATCTGCAAGACGTAGACAACGCACTTGAGCCGGTATGGAAAGAGTGGGACCGAGTCCGACGCCAGTACAAGAAAGACGAGGTGTAAGCCGATGAGCAAGAAGTACGAAGAGAGCTTTAAGCGCCAGCTCGTGGACAGGGTTATCGGCGGCGAATCGATGAAAGATGTTGCCGCCGACGCAGGAGTATCGTACTCCGCGTTGAACGTGTGGTGCAACAAGGCGACCGGCGGAGCATACAAGATGGCAAACAGGGCTTGCCCGATGTGCGGCGCCACGCCGGCCCACCAGAAGTACAAGCCGTCGTACAAGCACCACGACCCGACGCCGCATCAGGCTGAGGACGTCGTCGATTACTACTTCGAGGGCATAGAAGAGAACGGCAACAGGTATATTATGGGCAATATCCCGTACATAACCGATCTCGGAAGCGCCATCAAAGAGGCGAAGAAGATGGTCAAGTTCAGCAGATTCAAGAAGGTCGAGATATTCAAGCTCGTCCGGAAAACAGTCGAGGTGATCGAGAAATGAGCAAGATGCAGCAAGAAAAGGGAAGGAAAGGAGAGCGCGAAGTTGCGAGAATCAACCGCGAGTTTGGTTTCGAAGCTAGCAAAAGAGGGGTACAGTACCAAGGTTCTCCGGACAGTCCAGATGTTGTCGGAATCCCTGGAGTACATCTTGAGGTTAAGCGGGTCGAGAAGCTCCACCTCTGGCCCGCCTACGATCAGGCATGTGATGATGCGGGAGAGGGTGAGTATCCTGTTGTCGTCCACAGATCCAACAGGCGACCGTGGCTGGCCATACTTCCATATAAAGACTTCCTCGAAATCTACAAAGGATATCTAGAAAGTCTTAATCAGTGGTAGCGAGTTGTGTTATAATAACAACGAGCAAAAACAGATGTATCTGTTTCAGAGCCAGCCTCCACCTGTGGGGACTGGCTCTTTTTTTTAGTACGGCCAAAACACGTTAAACGGTAGCGGCTGTATTCTATCAAAAAATAGATCAGCCCAGATATATGGCACATACCACGAACTTCGAAGCGGATACTCAGACCAGGCACACCATCTATCGAGACCCTCGCGGTTTCTTAAACTGTTTCCAACTATCGGAGTTTTCTTTATCCTCATTGTTTGGCTCGGATTGTATATCATTTTTTTTACCGTCCTCGCTATCTTTCTTGTCGAGCGGTTTGTCCGACTTTTGTCCGTCTTCATCTGTTGTCGGACACTCTTTTTCTACATCGTCGCACGGCTTGTCAAAACAAACAGACATCTCACCCATCATGCCGAGAATGTTATTGATCGCATCTACGAGCTTACAGGTAGGAGTACGCGGAGGAGTCTGGATTCTCGTAACGGACATACCGTCGTCGTAGCTCTCTTGCACAATCGTAACGGTTGCATCGGTGGTTTCAGGACTGTTGAACAGCGGCATATTACCACCGTACGGCTCCATCATACCAGATAGACATTCGTCAAAGCAGCCCATTAGCTGATCACCGCCCTTCTAAGATTATTATAGTCATCAATGTAGTGATGAATATCATAGCTTGTTGTATCTCCATCATGCGCTGTACGATACTCATCGTGAGCATCAAAGCCCCACTGAGTATTGTAGGTGTCAGACTGTGCGTACCACTTCATGTTCCAGTGAGAAAGACGGAATCTACCCTTGCCTTTAATTCTCATTCGAAGGCTTTCGACGTATTTATCTACGCGGATCCACTCCACGTAGTCGCGCATCTCACCGCTCTTGCCGTGGAATCCTCGGCTAGTTTTGTTAAGATTTTTTGTAATCTTAAACTCACGACCGTAGTAGTCTACGCCTTCGAGAAGTACTTCAACAGCTCCAGGAGCGCTAACAAAATAGTCAAAACGAAGCTCAATCTGTTGTACGTAGTGTAGTACTTGTTTCGGTTCTTTAGGCATCATCTCGCCTGTTTCCACAAGAACGTCAAACAACGGGTTTGTAGCTGTTTGAGTGCCAGTAGTGGGATAGAGAAGAATCTTGTGGTCTGTTACGATTCCCAAACCTTCTTGGTATTCGTCACTGTCAATGGCAAGAATATGATGAATGACATCTGAGTCATATCCGTATTCTTGATTAAGTGTTACGTCACACGTAAATGTATACCACGCCTGATTAATAGTATCATAACACAGTATGACATTATCAAGATCTACTATACCCTCATTTTGGTTTCCCTCAGCACTAAAGACAATATAAATGACATCGTCTATAAAAACCAGACGCGCATCTTTAAGGCGGTTACCCATCTGTTCTGTAAACAGTGGCTTGATAACTTCGCTAATGTTTTGGTTCTTCATCTGGTTGTTATACTCCATAGCCATAGTCGTAACAAAGAGACCGTATCGGTTAAGGCTATAGAGACCGTCAGCAAATACTCCGTATCCGTATCGACTGTTACAACCAACAACGTTGGAGACTTCTTCGTACATGTAGCCTTTATACTGTATTTCGTTGGTAATTGTAATATTAGTTTCAACAACGTTAAATCGCTTCACCTTAGTTGTGTTAGCGTTACCACACATAAGCGTAACGATGTTAGCGCCGCCGTTTGTCTTCCACTTAGCTGTACCCATAATCTGGTATCCAGATCCAGGTTCTACGTCGATCCAGGCTCCTCCTAGACCACGAGCAACACTAAACTCGTTGCCAGGAGATCCACCGATGTAGAGACGATACGGAAAGTTCGGATCGCCCCAGTAGTAGAGACGGCTATCGTGCGTAGCCCAGTGGCTAACACACGGCCCGCACGTGTTATTTTCTGTTGGAACGTTAAGCTGACTGTTTGTCCACTGACCAATATCCGTCATGTTACCAAGCCAGACATACTTCCAGCCGGTTCCAGGACTGGCAGACCGAGCCGGATTGTTAATTTCAAGATGGCCGATGAATACCCAGTCAATGTTTTCGGTATCTCGACCATAAAAGTCAATGCCAGTAATACCAGTGCCAGCATAAACGTTTGTATCAAATCCTGTAGTATTTTCTTTCACTTTAACAACTACAGAAGATCCTTCGATTGTAACTGTTTCGTTTGTTATAGTAGATGTAGGGCAGGATACGTTAACATATCGGGCGCTACTCCAAAGTGTCGGCTGATATTCTGTATAGATGGTAGCTGCTGGACTAGGTTTAGTGCTTCCAAAGCGAGTGGTATAGCAGTAGCACACTTCAACCTTAACAACGTGATCGTACTGACTCTTGCCGGTGTCTACATCTTGTACAATTCCTTCATAGGCTGAAGGCCCAGCATTCATGCCTACAACACTGAGAACGGGAGCAACTGTAGGATTAGGTACAGTAGGATTAGATACAACAATGTTGGAGACTTCTTGATTGGAAGAGAAGTCTTTTCCTTTAGGAGAAATTGTGTTGTTGATTCTATCGTAGTGAAGCTTAGCGAGAAATACAGCAGCCTGTTTTTTGCTGTTGTTTGGGTCTTGCTCATCTATAATAGACGTGATTTCATTGGTAGCAGTAACTATGAGATTGTTTTCGTATGCTCCCATTTCTGTAATTCGCCATCCATTAGGATGATCTGTATAGGTTCCAGGAACGGAGTAATAACGAAGATTGATAGTTGTCCAGTCATCTTTCTCTGTATCATTACTGGTAAGATCTCGATAGACAATACTTTCATACCAATTGTTTCCAGAAGTTACACGAACAACAGCAAAGAGCCACTTGTGAAAAACAAAGCTAATACCAGTAAACTGGCGATTGCCGGATGTACTTAAGCTGCCAATATTAATACTATCGGCTCGCGTTTCAATAGCAAGAGTATCCGTGGTCTCAAGATTGTTTTGAACCATAAGATAGTTTTTAGGCAGGTCTGTTTGATTATGAAAATATCTACCAGTACGATGTGGCTCAAGCGGTTCCCACGTTAACGGAGCATCAACGAAGTTAACACCCTTCCAGTCTGCGTAGCTAAGAACACGTGGCTCAGCACTCTGCATAGCCTTTTCTGTAAGAGTCTTTGAAGAGTTCTTTTTAGCCATTAGATCACCTCAAAATATCCTGGCACATCCCACTCGATATAGTCGCTGTCTGTAGCATCGCTGTCGTTCTGACGCATTTGGCTGAGAAGTTTCTGTGCCATATCTTGAAGTCCGGCTACACGCGCTAGAGCAGGAGGACTTCCTTCTGAGTGTCTTGCCGCAGTTGCATAGATAACATACGTTGGATCAGGAACTTCAAGAAGGTACTTTTTAGGCGTAGCAGTAACGCCAGATCCAATAGCGTCTTGAGTACACGCCTCGTTTGCGTGGTTACCCGTGATAAGCGTATGATTATAGTTGCATACGTGGAATGGTACAATATGCTTCTGCACATCTGCGGCTACTATAAAGTGACTTTCCCACGGAAGCAGATGACGATTCATCTTAATAGTGTGACCATGAACAACAGCACGAAGCTGATAGTCGTGTACGTGGTTAACGCCAATCTGATTAACCTGTTGTTCTCGATTCCAACGTTGATCGCCAGCAGAGGCGATTGGAACGTGTACAACTTCTTTTTCATCAATATCAAACTGCGGAACAAGCTCTCCATTAGAAAGAATATAAGCAGGCTGCCCAGCTTGAGCACTATTGCCCTGAGCATTTTTATAGATATTGAGCGCCGCTTCTTCAGCTGTAGTAATATGATGAAGACCGTGATACAATCTAAGGCCATCGTGACGAAGCATACTAAGTTTATATACATCATCAGGAAGTACAAACTCTACGATTTCGCCATAGCTATGAGCCGTATCTCCGACGAGAATAGTCTCGCGGAGCCAAGTCCAGTCTTGCTGAGCCTCAAGTTCTTTCAGAACAAGATTAGCTTCTACTAAAACTTCGCGAAACTTATCGTCAGTAGGATAAAAATCTAGAAGAGTTTTTTCCTGCATATAGTATACCTGTTGCACAAAGTCATAGGCTGTAATGCCTTCGCTCATAACATGAGACATAGTTTACTTCTTTCCCTTGGGAGGCTGTTTTTTACCTTTAGGCGGTTTATTATTTTTACCGCCTTTAGGCATTTTGCCACCGGCATTTGCGAGTGCTTGCAAAAATAGTGCTTTCTTCGGATCCATGATAACCTCCTATTTTTTAGTCTTACTAACAGTTTTATTTTTAGCGATAGACTTATACTTTTTAGTGGTTGAAAACTTAGCTTTTTTGTTACTCTTAACAGTTTTATTAAGAGTTTTAGAAGTTTTTGTAGCGTTTTTAGTGGCTGTTTTTTGTGCTTTTTTAGCTTTAGAAAGATTATTTTTTGCACTAGATATTTTCTTTTTATCACCAGTTTTTACAGCTTGCTTAACTGTTGCCTTAGCTTGTTTAGCAACTTTAACAGCTTTGGCTTGAGTCTGAGCAGCTGACTTAGCTTTTGAAGCTTGCTTTTCTGCTGTCTTTCGAGCTTTAGTTTTTACAGTAGAAGAGCTTTGTACTTGATTGTTTTTAATCTTGTCTTTTGCTAATGTCTCGCCACCTTTAGTAAGAGTATTCTGGAACTCACGAGTGTTAGCATTGCCTCCAAGACTAACTCCGCTTGCACCTTTTGTAACATTAGCATAATTTTTAGTTGTTTTTTCTCCTCCAGAAACTTTAAAGTTTTTGTCAACCTTAAGACCAGATGTGGAGGTGGTTGTTTTAGAATAAGTCTGTGTCATACTATTATTAGCTTTCTTAGCACTGGCAACATCTTCTTTATCTCCACGAATGTAGTCTCCAGCTCCTGGAATATTTGGATTATTAAGACTTGCTTTATTTTCAAGCTTAGAAAGACCAGAAAATCTTTCTTGTTGTGCTGTAACGCCAATTTTGTCAGCACCCTCATTAACCTCAGTAGAAAGTACACGAGCGTCTTTTTCAGCTGTTTTAGCTTTTTTAAGGGCTGCAGCTTTGTTATTCGCAGTCTTAGTGGCTTTTTTAACAGCTTTATTAAGAGCCTTAGAAACTGTAATTTTCTTAGTACCCTTAGCAGCTTTTTTAATTGCCTTACTATAAGCTTTTTTACCCTCAGCAGTAGCAAGATTGTAGCTCTTATTACCAATCTTGGCAACAGCTTTAACCTTATTAGCTGACTGAGCAGTAGCAAGGATGGTCTTGCCATTTGAGAGTTTTTCTTGAAGCTTAGTAAGCTTATTTTTATCTGCAATAGTAGGATTCTTTTTCTTTTGAAGTTCTTTAATTTGTTTACTAATACTAGTTACATTTGTCTGTGCTGCTTGAACAGCTTTAATACTCTTAAGATTAGCATTAGCACTCTTAGAAAGAGACTTAGCTTTATTAATATCACTTGTAAGCTGCTCTTGATTATCGCTATAGCCATATAGTTGCTTACCAAGCTGACTATTAATATTAGCTATATTCCCCATATAGTTATCATAAGCTGCAGCAAAATCATCATTTGTTTTTGCTACCTGAGTATTATAATCAGCAATGAGATCTGCGTTAGCTTGATACCAGTTGTTATAGGCGTTATTCTGATTATCTTTCCAGGTTTCAATCAGCTCTTTGTCCTGCATATCATCGTAGCGACGCATGCCCTCGTTGAGATCTGCAAGTCCAGAGCCGTACGCAGCGTTACCCATAGTGCGGCGAAGAGCAGCGTAGGTGCTCTGTTCCTTCTGTTGATTAGGTTGCCAGTCGCTCTTACGATTGATCTGGTTTTTCTTCATCAACAGCTGTTTGGCATTAGCTTTCCGTTGATCCTGAATATTGCCACGTGCCGCTTTGTCTGCTTTGGTAATACGGTCAATCTCGTTGTTGTAAGAATTGCCAGCATTTTCTAGCTGAGCGTTAACGTCGTCAATGTCAACGTCTGGAGCTTGCTGCTTTACGGTCATGGTATTACCATTACCACCAGTAGTTGTAGTACCTCCAGTGGTAGTACCCGGATCGCCACCACTTACTAAATCTGTTTTAGCTTTTCTAGGATTGGAGTCGCCCATTGTTCACCTCCTATAATCCAGGAATGGCATTAACATAGTAATCATTCGTGCCGTTAGAGTAGAACTTTCCATGCACTGGCTGATCTTCTCTTTCTTTTACTATTTCTTCTGGCTCAAATTTTGTTGCGTAGTTATACTTATAAAGAGCATCCATATAGTCTTGGTAGTCTTCTGCGCTCATGATGCCGTATTTATCTTCACTAGAGTTAAATTCAGGACTTAAAATGTAAGCAGGAAGATCTTTGTAGTAGTCTACGTAATCTTTATCTTTACCAATTTCTGGCTCTGTAGTCATTGGGCCAGTAAGATAGTCAAGATTAGGAATATTGCTAGGAAGATTATATCCAGACTCAAGAGCACTTTCAAACTTATTCTTAGAAGGATCTGAGTAATTTTCTTCATTTTGGCCAAAGCGGAACGGAAGGTTATTAGCTTCAAGACCCTTATTAAGAGCACCAACACCAATAGGAGACTTGCCTAGTCCGCCTTCTCTGCCCATAAGATCTACCATAAGAGCAAGTGCGTTAGCTTCTTGTGTAGACATACCAGCCTTAGCAAGCTCAGCATCTTCATCAGAAAAGCCCCACTGCTTAAGAAGAGAAGTCATTTTAGCGTTCCACTCAGGATCATCTGCGTTCATAACGTAGCTAAGTGGTGCATTACCGTTTTCATCTGTAAGACCGCCTGTAAGAAAACCAAGATGATTAAGAATCTCGTCCCAGTTGAGACCAAAGTTTTCCCACGTTTGATCGTCTGGATTTGCGAGAGCACGATCAAGCCAGAAAATATTTTCATCTTTATTGAGCCAGTCAAGTACCTTTTGAGTTGACTCAGGAGTCATACGACCGTTTTCTCCAATGTCATAGGTAAGTCCATCAACAGCGTCATCTCCAGAGAGATAATATGGCAAGAAACCAGCGTCAGTCATAAGTGCCCAAAGTTCATCTGGTGCGTTGTATCGGAAATAGTTCCAGTCAGAATATGCAGGGTCATCAAGACCCATTTCTTTCATAGCATTCTGAACGCCTTTAGACTGAATCATCTGAAGATAGTCTTTATCATAAAGAGGTTCTTGCCCATTAGCTGCATCATAAACATCTTGACTATGGCGCTGAGCTGCACCAGTATCTTGAAGAAGATGATCGTCTTCGGCAGAGTGACTCTGACGCCACATCGCATCTTCGTAGCGATCATAGAGTTCATCTACTGAATCGATTGGATTAAACATATTTACAACTGGATTATTTGCAGTTAGCTCAAAGACTTTCTGCCTTGCCTCAGGTGATGCATCGTAACGATAGTCATATCGTTGAAGATACCTTGCAATCTCCTCTGGACTCCAGTTTGTAATTTCAAAGTTGGTATCGTCTGTTTCTCCGTTATCAATCTTCTCCTGCGCACGTTCGTTCATGTGATTTGCCACGCCCTGTAGTGCGTGAAGATCTGCCGGAGTAAACTCTTCGCGATTGTTAAGATGCTCAAGAGCTTCGTCTAGTGCTTTTTGAGATGATTCAGCATGCCTCTTATCATTGTGAGCACGAATGTTATCCCACTCTCCTTGTGTATGAGTTTGGCCGTTAAGCGTAATTTTATTTTGCTTTGCAATATCTTCCGGAGAAAGATACTCGGAACCAGGAAAAACAGACGGAGAATAACTTATAGTATTTCCTTCAAATGTATCTTTTTTGAGGTCTTTTTTAACAGGTTGTTTTTTAGCCTCTGTTTTTGGAATATTATTTTTAGCAGTCTCTGCGCTTGTAGTAAGATTTAAGCGAGCTTTTTTATTTTGTTGAGGATTTTCTTCACTCGCATAAGCAGTTTCAGGCTGCGTAATCATCTTAATAAAACCGCCAACAAGATCGTTGCTCTGCTGCTTTTGCTGTTCTGGTTTATTGTTGTTAACACCGTTAATAAAGTTTTCAATATCCGCAACAGCTTCAGGATTCTCGCTCAGCTTGCTACTAGCATCTTGAGCGGTGTCGTAAAATCTAGAAAGCTGAGACATAATAGTATCAGATATGTCTTGCGGAGAATTTGCAGGTTGGTTATAGTTAACAAGACCGTTTTCAAAAACGTTGTTAATGATATCTTCACTTGTTGGAGTGTACTGCTGTTGAGAATCGGGATTTGCAAACTGCTGGAACCAACTCGGTGTTGTTCCGAGCAGCTGCCTTTGTTGTTCTTCTGACAATGGGGCGGCAACGTTGCCGATAACTTTGTTTATTGTATTTGCTGTATTGGCAACTGCAGCAGCGTTTTTGCCAAAGTTAGCAACTGATGCAAGTCCACGATCCAGCCAGTTATTTCCATCGTCCATAATAATCTCCTAAAAAAAGAGGGGCTGCGGGCTTTTCAGCCTACAGCCCCCTGTGGCTAGTCTTATAAACTCTTATTAACCCTGAGTGGTGCTAGAGGTAGAGCTGGAGCTAGAGCTGTTAGGGCCAATAGGAGAGTTAGACGTTTCAATGATCTTCACAGGCAGAGCGAAGATGCCAGTATTCTGTGCGTCGTCAACGATCGGGATAATGCCGTGAGACAGCTTCTCAATAACCCACGCATCGTACTTAACGTCCATGACGCACTCGGTGAACTTACCACGAGTATTACCCTCGCTAGTGCGCATCTCGGAGTACTCCTGAGACAGCTGGGCAGCAGGACGGTAGACTGCGCAGCCAATAACCTGACGCAGCTGAATGCCAGTCTTACCATCAAAAGCAGTGCCAGTCGTATCTGGGCCAGCATTAACACCGTCGGGGAACTTGTTATTACCGTCAATCGGCAGACCGTAGCCAGCACCAGGCTCGCTCCAAGGATAGGTATTAGGCTTAGCAAACGAGGCATTAACGCCAGAGAGAGCAGCTCCGGGAGCATGTGCAGTGGTGCTAGAAGTGGTGAAGTCGTCAGCGGGAACAGCAGAGTACTGAAGATCAGTGCTCGTAGAGCCAGCGTAGCGGTTATAAACATCGCCGCTGTTAACGACAATAGAGTCGCCATAGTAGTCAACCGCGCTGGGCATTCCGAGCGGATGATTGGTAACGTAGCGCACATACTTCTGAGTGGCCGGATCCCAAACAGTCTTAATGTAGTTAGTAGCACGCATGCGAGCCGCATCGGTAAGAGCGTACAAAAGCTCCTTGTGACCAGCATTGCTAAAGTCCTGCGAACGCATATAAACGTCGTATGCAGCAGCACCGTCAGCGCTGTGAACAACGTTCAGGTTGGCATCGAAGAACAGCTTCGGCCAGTACTGCGACGGAATATCAAAGTTAAACTCCCAGCCCATCAGACGAGTAAAGGAGCCATTCTGAATGTCGGAGTAAGCCTTCTCGGTGGCAGGAATCGAGCCGCCAGTCAGAGCCATCATCAGCGGCAGCTCGTAGTAGGCGTCCATCATGATAACGCGGTTATCTTCGGGGATAAACAGGTTGTTCCACGTAACCTTCAGGTTCTGGAGGAACAGCATGATAGCGTTGTCATCCCACTCAACACCGTGAATCGGAGCAAAACGCGGAGGAATAGCCTCGCCCTGAACAGTACCAGGCTGAGCAACCCACTGACCATGAGCTGCGTTACCGTCCATAATCTGATCGGTGTAGTCAATGCCAGTAACGGGATCGATGGCAACCCAACGACCAGAGATGTGGCCGTTAAGAACAGCGAACAGGTTGTACTTGTCGATGTCGGGGCCGAGGATTTCCTTCTCCCACAGGTCGCGAGTCTTAGAAATCAGGGCAGCAGTCTGCATAAGAGCCTGACCGCTGGTAACAACATTGGACTCAGAGGCATTGCCCCACTGCCCGATGCCGCCAGAGTACTGCATCTCGTCGAAGATACGGAACGCGACGGAACGATGACGCCCCATCGTGTAGACGCGGCTTTCGAAGCGAACGTCCTGGAAGACGCCGTAAGCCGACGCGCCCCAACCGTCACGACCGTCCTGGTTAAAGTTAGAAACCTTACCATAGCCATGACCGTTCAGACGACGATCATCATAGTCAGTAATGTAGTCGGATACAACAATGTCGTAAACGCGCATTGCGTTCGGATTGTTCGCAATACTCTCACCCTTTGCAAGAGAACCAGTGAACAGTCCAGTGGTGTAGCGCCCGGGCAAGAGCCGATTATCGTCAAGACCCTGTACCCATTCCTCGGGCTGAATAACTTGAGCCATGATATGTCCTTTCTTCCGCTCAAACTACTTCGTTGCACCGAGTATGATATATATTATAACCATACTCTTCATAAAAAGTTGCGAAAATTTTAAATTACCATTTCTTCTCCCATCTCTTCAGATCCAGCGGGTGCTTGTACAGGAGGCATAACGTCTTCAGGCATACCAGCTTCAGGCGGCAAACCCTCAGATGGCGGCATACCTCCACCACCCATCATCATTTCAGGCGGCATTGGAGCACCCTCTGCTGCCATCATTTCAGGAGGCATCGGCTCTTCTGGCATAGGAGCACCGCTCATTGCACCAGCAGCCATGCCAGGAGTCATCTCAGGCGGCATACCACCCTGCGGGAGACCCATCATCTGTTGCATTTGGCCGATCTGCTGTTGCTGGCTATTTACCATATCCATAGTTGCTTGCAGAGCTTGAGCCATGAGCTTCTGGTCGATGCGCTGCGCTGCCGTGGCGCTAATGTCAATGTCGCTCAACTCACAGAGACGCGTAACGAGCTGCATGATAACCTGCTCAAATGCGTCCTTGTTTTCGTCACTGATATTACCAATCATCTGAGAGACGGGAACAAGCATGGTTTGAATATTCTGACGCTCTGTCTCGCGCTCGTTCTCGATGAGAGATCCTGCACGAACCTCGAAGCTGAGAAGATCGGCACTAAGAGAATCAAAGTCGATCTCAATCTTATTGCGGTCTTTTTCATCTCCAACAATAGTTTCTTCATCAAGATTTGTTTCAAGTTCGCTCATGTCGTCTTCTTCAAGAGCATCTTGCATAGCCATCTTGACTTCGTTTCTAGATGCCTCTTCGATGTCCTGGATACGGCGACGGGTCTTTTCGTCAACGGTAATCCACTGCTTACCAGTCATAGAGTTGATGTAAGAGCGAAGAGCATGGTTAGCCCACTCTTGGAAGAAGATCTCAATGCGCTTCTGGTACTGGTTGATAGTAATCGTTCTATCCATTCTCTGTTGCTCGACACCCTGCGGGGTTGCGGAGTAACGAGCAACCTCGGCGTCTGATGCTACGGTAGCGTCGGTAACGTTAAGGCTCTGCATCATGCGGCCGGAGATGTTTTCGAGGATAGAGCCGTACTGCGTAACGGTAGTTGTCTCAACAGGAAACTTTTCAATCTTGTTATTAGGATTGGTTCCCATGGGCCAGATAGCGTTCGCTTTCATCTTGAGCTTAGGATTAGCAAGATTACCGAATACCATCAGCGGAGGATGAAGACTCAGAAGTAGAGTTTGATAAGCCGTGCTTTGAAATGCGTCGGCGTACTGCTGTTGGGCGAGAGTCCACAAGATGCTACTTGCTCCATAGGGGAACTCTGGATCAGGCTCCAGTATGAGAAAGTGAATTGGCACGTCCTTGCGTGGGTCGTAGTTCTTAACTCGCCTGATAATGCAGTTAATGCTGGGTGCATAGGTAACAAACTCATCTTCACCTCGACAGTAGTACGTACGAACTTCAACACTCTTGTTCTTAGTGACGCCTCGCTTTTTATCACTAAGACCTTTGCTCTGCGGCTCCTGCCCGTCAACAAGCTCGTTCTCAACAATATACCGAACAGCGTCTGCATCCCACGTAGGATCTTTAATAGCTCCAGTATCTTTGTCAATCATAAGCTTAAGATTGCTAAGAGGAAGCCACTCGCGAATAATATACCAGTCTGCCTCTTCTATAAAGTTGCAGTCTGGAGAAGGAATTACATCGTTGTAGGGAATAATTGTATAGCTAATGCGAGGATCACCGTCGAGATCTTCTTCAAATCCTGTACGAACACACGCAAAACCGTAGTCATAAGCTGCGTTAAAGCTGCGCCAAAGATTCTTCATCATGTCTTTACCGTCGTACTCTGACGTAAGAATCTTGTGTTTAAACAGGTAGTCGATCTCAGCCTGCTCGATGCTGTTCTTGTCGTACTGAGTAGTGATCTCACCGTCAGGAACTCGCTGAATAGTCTGTGCGCGGATCTTGCGCTTGATGGTCTGCGTGCTACCCTCAGAGAAGGCATCCTTGCGAGCCTTCTCGTAGAGGTTAAGATTATGCGCAACACGTGTAAAGAAGTGAAAATCCGAGACGCGCAGCCTGTGAACGGCTAAACCATCCTTCCACTTCTTATCAAGCTTGGCGGCAATGTCTTTGCCAACAAGATTAAGGTCATCCTTGTTTACAGGTGTAAGCTTAGGGAAAACGTTATTCATTAGATATCACTCCTCTTATACGCTTCGCGGCTTCCCTTTGTCTCAAAGTCAGGACGCAGATACGAGACGGTATCGGCTTCCTCAAGTCTGTCAGCGTTCATTATGCGGCTCGGCTTAGATATAGGCGACGCGTTGTTGTAGAGGTAGAACCTCGGCGGAGTATTGTAGCCACCGCCACCACCGCCGCTCTTGCGACCACCGCCGCCGCCTCCGCCGCCGGATTTCCTAGAGCCAGAGTTTTTATTTGATGGAGTACCAGATGATTTACTATTATTGTTACTATCATTAAGATCGCCATTAGATTTTCTCAAATCAGAATATCCGTTATTGTTATCATTACCCCAGCTGTCAATGTTTGGAGTATCAACAGGCTCTCTGTTTATTGGAATAAGCGCTCTGCCGCCAGCACTTTCTCCTGGAATAATAACACTTTCTGTAACCCAGTTACCTTCATGGCCGAGAGTATTGCCAGGATTATCAAGCGAGCCGTTAGCTGTTACATACGGGAAAAGCGACGGCGAGAAACCAGATGCATATACATCTCCGTTTACATCGCGGAGGTAGGTTGTGTTAGCCCTGTTGTAGTACTGAACACCATAGCTAATTTCATCATCCCACAAGCGATAGTAGATAGTCTTATAAAGATCCATCTGGTTGTAGAAGTACTCATTTGTCTCTGATATGAGCTTTTGCCCAGTAGCCCAGTCTCCGTCTCCGACAACATACGCGTCCTTGCCTGTCTCCTGTACCCACGCGTTGTATTCTTCTTGGAGATCTTGGCGAATATCGTGAATTTCTTTAGAAACATACTCTCGTGTTTCGTAGTTAAGGACAAAGCCGTTCTCAACCAAAGACTTAATATCATCTGTCTTATTAAGCTCTGCGATAACCTTGAAAGCAACAACACGCTTTTCTGCGTCTGTTTTTTCAGAGCCATCTGGATTGAGAACATTGTAGTTATTCATTGCACGAATCTGCGCTTGGTCTGCTGTAAGAGTTCTCGGCATAGAGTACTTAGCAAACGGAGTGCCGCCCTGATAATAGCTTGTTTCAGAATCTGGATGTGTAATATCAAGGATAGCTCCAAGAACAGGATTCTTGCGGGAAACAGCACGTATTCTAGCGTCAAGATACGTTGTATTTTCTGTTTGGGTTGGGTCTAAATCATTACCCGTTGCACCCTGCACATAAACTTTTTTGTAGCTATGTTCATACGGCTCGGCAGCGTTCCAGAATGATCTAACAAACGCTGGAGTAACAAACTGAGAACCATACTGAAGAGTAAATGTTGCAAGATTGGCTTCCCAGTATTGTGCAAGTGTTGGGCCACCACCCTTCATATCTTCATATTTTTTATATTCCTTTTCATATTCGCTATTATAGTCATATGTAGGATCAAGAAGATATGCTGCAACATCAGCAACTTTAATCATTGGGTTGCTGTACATTGCATTACCAAGCCAGTTAATAAGAATATCTGGCCTCGGCTTACCAAGTTCACCAGATCTCCACGTAGCACAAATTGCTAAGAATGGACCGAAGATGTCTTGCAGCCACCAGTTTTCTTTAATTCTTTGCCCGAGAATAGTCCACTCTTCAAGGTTGCCAGCAAGACGGTCATCCTCCGGCGGTTCAAACGCACCAGCGCAGAGTAGAGCAAGCGCCACTGTTTTTACACCAAATGCCATAACATCCATCATAATGGACTCGCGCATGCTTTTACGTTTTTGGTAGCGAGCAAAGTCTTTGTCGGTAATATCGACACCGAGGAACGGGACTTTCCACCGATAATCAAGACCGAGCTCTTCGTTCTTGTCCTGGATAAGCGCCTGCTTTTCCATAAGGCGTTGGTTAAGAATATATTCCATTGTATTAGTGGGAAGAACTCCCAAGAAGAAAAACTTATTGGCGTTCCACGTATATGTTGGGAATCTGCACAACCCTGTAGTAAACAAGAAGTCAAACAGAGAGTGCTCAGCAAGAGCGTCTGATAATATAGACGTAACAGCATCTTCGCCAGCAAGCTCCATCTCTTTACCAACCTGGAAAGACTGGAGAGCTTCTTCCAAGAACGGGTTTGTATCATCTGCTAAGGTCATTGAGTCAAGAATAAGCTTTGCAGGGTTCTCTTCGAGAAGATGCTCAAAGTTTGTTCGTCCGTCAGAGCGTTTTTGCAAGAGGAAGCTATTGCCATCAGGATCTCGAAGCTGGATTCTGTGGAAGAAATCATCAGCCCAAATCTCCATCTCGTTAGCAAGGAACGCATCTCCACCAGAGGCAAACTTGTATGCTCCGTTACGTATTTTTTCTATCCTACTTTGGCCTGCCATTTTCTTTTCGGCAAGCTCGATAATAGACTCAGTTGATCTTGACTCTTGCTGCAGTGTAAGAAGTTCATTTTGAGTCCACTGAGCAGTAAGGAAAGCCTTAAATAGCGTCCGAGCGGCCTGATCGCTGCGCAAACTTGTAACACACTGCTCATTGCCCTTATCGTAGATGCTGCGCTCAGCTGTATCGTACGGGCCTATCTTGCTACCGATACGCCCAAACTTATGCTGAACTCTGCGCGTGATAAGGGCAGTAATGGAAAATACACCCTTTTGTATTCTCGCAGAAACAGGAAGCTGCGGATCCATAATTGCAAGACCACGGCTAAGATTAGCTGCCTCGCGAGAAAGCTTAAAGTTTTGCGCTCGGTGAGTCCAGTTCCATCCACGCGTTTTCTTTCCTGGACGACTCGGAGTTTCAGCCTCCCACTGGCGGGCAGCACGAGATCTTGTTCTCTCGTTATTAACAATTCGCTGAGAGCGCGCGATTCCGTCCTCAACAGACTGGAAATCAATCTTAAGATGAGGGGCAAACGGGTTAAGATTAGACATAAACTCACGCTGAGCATTTGTCCAATCTTGCTGAGTAATCTTGCCTTCATCATCAAGATAACAACTATACGATTCATCGCCATGCGTTAAGAACATATAGTCAATAAAGTTAAACTGAGCCGTCATTGCATCTTTGTCTTGTGTAATCGGAATTACCTTTGCAAGCTCTTCAGTAGCTTCTTTATTGATCTTAAAGAATGTTTCATAGTCACCATTATAAATTTGTTTATACTTAGGAGTTTCAAGAATATCCATCATAAGGCCGCGATCAACCATACTTGTTAGCGGTCTATACGTTGTACCAAGAAGACCGTCATTTGTATTTGCATACTTAATAAGAGGCCCTTCCGGATGCTCACGTATCTGTTTGGCAATTTCTGTACCAAGTTCTTTATACTGAGAAACAGTCAGCTCAGTTATTCCAGTGCCATTATTGTACGTTATAAGGCCAATTTCTTTGAGAAGCCTGTCAATAGATGAGTCAGATAAGGCATGCTTATATGTGCTGGTTTTGCCATCAATGCTCATTGCGGCACGTATATCATCGCGAACAGACTGAATAATTGCCCTGTCTTCATCATTTTCGATCTTAATATTAAGCGGCCTAAGTACTGTTTGATTACCATCTTCTATAATTCGATTAATACGCTTTTCTCTAGCATGATAGTTGGTTCGACGCCTCTCGTAAAAATCTTCAGGTAAGAGATCAAATACAGTTCCATCGCCAAACTTACTGGAGGTAGACTCTTCGTCTGGATCAAAGTATCTTGTAAGCTCGCCATCCGGCCCAAACAATTTATCTGGGCTATTCTTAGCAAACATGTATCTGATAACATTGTCGATGTCCTGACTGCTCACTCCAGCCTCAAGAGACATATTCATTTCTTTTTGGCTACCGTGCTTTGTACTTGTGTTCGGAGGACCAAGAACAGATGAGTCGTCTGTGAAGTAGGGAATATGGATGTGGCCAGGAATATAGTACAAAACCTCGCCATCGCTAATCTTTGGATCGCCCGGATTACCATTTGGGACTACCTCAAACCCCTCCATAAAGTCAACATAAGATTGCCAGTCGCCAATCTCGTGAGCCGACGCTGGAACGTCAAGCTCGGCAATGTTATTGCGATACGTTTTATATGCGGCATCCCAGCGAGGAGCATCATGATAGGCATCGGTTATTTCACTAGGAAGACGTATAAGAATGTTACCGTTTGAGTTAATGAGCGGAGTCGGTTCACCATTCGAACTACGCGCTTTCCTACTTCTCTTAAGCGACCAGTCTGATGCGCGGTCTTTGAAGGTAATCTGCGGATTAAGAGCGTGGAACACTGTCATTACTTCGTCAATATTCATTCCGCGTAAGAACAAGTCCCAAGAGAACATATCCCATCGCTGAATTGTCTTACCGTTCACAATATCGAAGTTGGTAATAACCTCAGCGCCGCTGCGCCCAGACATGAGAACATTGCGGAAGAACTTTCTAAACGCAAGATTTTCTGCATCATCTTTAGAAACTCGCTTATAGCCATGAACTATATCCCAGTAGATATCGTTTCTAAACGGATTGAGCATACAGTCAATATCATGTTTAGACAGGATTCCTTCGAAACGATCGTAGTCAACTTTAGAGATATCAGTAACATATCCCGTATCTTTGTCACGAACGCTAAAGAAACTAGACGGCATTAAGAACCTTGCAAATATAAGGTTCTCATACAGAATACGCTCTGGATACTCTGTATTGCGTCCCTTCTCGGTTGACCAGCTATAAAGCTCACCAATAGCTGCAAGCTCATCTACGTACTCATTTTGTCCATGCCAGTACTTAACTGAAATATCTAGACCAAGCTTGATGGGGCAGTCTCTGTCTGTTGCCATAGTAGTATAAGACTTCCACGCAACATTTGGGAAGTATTCTTTAACGGCGAAGTAACCTTCTTCGCTTCCGTAAACATCACCAAACCTAAGATTAGCAACAACGTGCATATCAAGCTTAGCACCTTGCTCAATTTTAGGATCGGAAGTTGAAAATGTAAACGGCATACCGCCCTTGTTAAGCCAGATAGGAGCATAGGAAACAACGCCATCAATATGCTCCTGTTTTACAAAGCCGATAACTGTACCGTTCTTGGCGCCGTTTCTAATAACACCTTCGCGCTTCTCACTGCTGGGATCAAAATAATCCCGCATAAGCTGTTTTATTTCATTTTGTCCAACCTTACGTCCCTTATCATTTTGAACAGGAACGCAGATAACATCTTTTGAAGTTGTATCTGTTCCATCAAGAAGCTGCGCAACATGATCTAGTTCGGAAGAATCTGTTACAATAGAACACTTTTCAAATGAACGTGCGCCAGATTTGTGTGCATTCTTAAACAAGCTCTTAAGATCAATATAATAGTGATCATCTTGATGTATAGTATGGTTACCCATTGGTTTATAAGCAATGCTGCCACTGTCTCCAGTGCCGAAATATCCAGGATCGGCAGCACTAATTACAACCATATTTGGATCGCCAGAAAGGTGTTTTGATGTTTCAGACATATACTCGCGATAGTCAAAAACAGTAGCAGGGTCAAACAACATAAAGTTCTTAAACATTCCACCTGCTATATCTGGATCACTGTAAGAACCTCTAAATCCGTGGCTATACTGCGGATCAGAAGAAATAGCGCTTACACACGATGGAGATAGTAGAAGCTGTGTATGGCCTGCGGTATGAGAGTACTTTTCAATAATATCAAAGACCATTTCTTGTTTTATCTCTGGATCAGACGCAACATTAATGTCAACAATGACAAGACTCGTTTTCCCAGGGATTACCATATTTTCGCTAATGTGTTGCGCGTTAATACCATTGTATACTTCGCCACGATTTTTATTCCCGATAGCTACACTAAACGCTTCGTTATCAGCTTCGACACGTGTTATAACTTCTTTTGCATCTGATTTTAGTCCAAGAGCAGCTTGTTCTCTAAGAATAACCTGAATAGAATCTTCAGACGGAAAGACCGCCTTGCCCATACTCTTAAGAGAATCTTCAAGTTTAACTTCAGTGTGAGCAACAACAGGAGAATCGGTTGACTCGCTCAAAAATCTCTGGAGAGCTGTTTCAGCGCGGCTTGTAGGAATCCTGTCAACCATATTATTGGTTACAACAGGGAACTTAGAAGTTATAGCCTTAACAGCTTCTGGGTCGTCATCAACAAATCCATCCCAGTTGCCAAAACACTCTTGATATATTTCTTCACGAATATCATCAGTAAGATCAGAACCGCTGTTAATATCATCACGCGTGTTTATCGCTGTAATATAGTCACTGTTCATCTTCTTGCTAATATCAATGATGGACATAGTAAGAGGACGCATCTCTTCTATCTCGATGTCGCCTATGCTAGTATACTGCCCTTCTTCAGTACCAATATTGAATCGACGATTAAACTCTTCTTCACTTGAAAGAGTTTTATTGTCAATAACAACAGTACGGCCATCCTTAAGTTTTACATAAGCGCACGGCGTAGAGAACTGCGCAAGAATCATGGCAGCATCAAGATCAAAGTCACCAGCTATCTTTTCTTTCTTAAACTGTGTAACAATATACTCGGCAAGCTTTTGAATGTACTGATCTCTCCAGAGGAAATAGTCGTTTACGAAATCTTCGTACGTCGTTCCCTCTTCTGTGTAAACCTTAAAGCTTGCGTTTTTAATCTCAAGAGCTTCTACTGCAGTGTGGAATATCTTATTAAACGCATTGCGCTTTTTCTTTGACTTAAATACACGAGCCTCTGAAAGTGTATATAGCAGCTCGGTAAGAGTATACTTACCGGGATTATAGCCCCTAGACTCTTTACCTCTCCTGCGAACGCCAACATAGTGTTTTGTGCAGCACGGATCAGTACACTCTAGCGGTTTATAAACTCTGAGGCTATCTATATACAGGTCAGAATCCCAGCCATCTTGAGCTGCGTCAAATAGTTCATGAGCCAACCTTTGCGGAGTCATAATAAACTCTGTAATGGGAATTTGTTCCCCGCTTGCAGTATGCCTATAGCCGCGAACAATAGGATCACCGTTGTTATCAACACGGTATACTCTAAGCTGACCGTGATGTTTGTTAAGAAGGTCTTGCAGCTCTTTTGCAGTAACCTTTGAACCGTCTCTAGAGCACTTATGAGTGCTCGGGGCAAGAGCGGCGGCGCTCATCCACTGATAACTACCAGCATCCATTCCGCTCATAATAGGAACACCGCCTGCAGCAAGGCCGAAGCTAGAACGATCAGCTAACACAAGTGCCTGCTCTGAGTAGTTAAGCCTTGGACGCTTAAAGTTGTCATCTACAGGAAAACTCGGTTCAAATTTTTCTTCTCGCATATCTTCTTTAATCTGACGGGCAGTATCATCAAACCAGTCAAGCGCCTTATATGTTGCACTGATATCGCTAAGCCCGCTATCGTGATACAGAGCTGTTGCATCTTGGAAGGCTTGCTTAAGAATATATGTATTCCAGCGAGCCATAAGACGGCCCTTAGCAACTTCGTCAACATTACCGTCTTTGCCACCCTCCCACACTTCTTTAAACTGGTTAAACTCTGGAACATATCCACGAAGATCTGTACGGGACTGCCCACTATTAGCAAAGTTTTTTATAAGCTGATATGCCTGCTTAGCACTCATCTTAGGACGAAGAACACCCTTATAGCCGCCCTTATCTTTGTGCACGATATCAATTGGCGTATTAAGAACAGCCGCTACACCGTCTTCGCCAATTCTAGACACAGCATCTTGGTAAAGCTCTCCTGTATGACTTATAGCAAGCCTTACAGAGTCATGAAGCTCAACATTTTCGTCATTGATGGCATCGAGCAGGTTACTGACTCTAAGCAGCCCACCCTGAACACGCGCCATATCGTCTAGCAGTGCCTCACGACTTATATCGTCTTGACTACTGTACTGGGAATCTTCGCTAGAGCCGAGAAGCGGTATCTTTTTATCAGCAGGAAGACTCTTGTTACGCTTGATAATTTCTTTATTAACAGCAGCAATAAATATACCGTTTACAATTCTAGCGTCTGAAGAATCTTTTGCTGTAAGAACTGACCCGGTATAAATTCCAACCATATCTTGAATACGAGAAACTACACTTCTCTCAACGTCGGCAACCTGATCTTTGAGATCAAGAATATAAGAACGCTTCCACTCTCGTGTTTCGTCTGACGGATAAGTTTCGCTCATCTTATGGGCAACTATATCAATCGCGGTCTCAATCGCTTGCTTACAAGAGCGCATAAACGCTTTAGGATTATCAGCATACTTATCGATATCATCGCCCATGAGACCGCAGATAATAAACGGAAAATCTGGGTCTTGCCTTAAACTAGTAAGAATCTTATTACGGGTTTGCTTTTGCTGGAACTCTTCAGTATTATGATACCTCTTATAGTGATTATAGCGCTCCTTCGGCGTCATAGTTTTTGTAGCAACAAGCTGGGGCTCTGTCGTAGAACCACTCATCCACTTAATCGGAAACGTCCACTGGAGAAGCGTTGGCGCCTGCTCAAACAACTGCATGTAGTCATCAGTTGTATATCCAAATCTATCATCACTCTTAACAATACCGTATGCGCTAAAGATTTTTTCTTGGCTAATACGAATAGCTTTTTTGCCACCGATGCACACCATCTCGCTATACTCTGGATCATAGAGAGCGCGACATATAATGGACCGCATGCTAATAGCATCGCTAAGGCTAACAGCACCTGTTGCAAATCCAAGCTGATTGAGAAAAGCACCTGGGAAGTTCCCGCTGAGATATCCGGCTTCCATATATCCGAGAGCATACGCAAGAAATGCCTGTGCCTTTTCTGGGCCTTCCCTTGTAAGTGATGTAGACGCATACACAGCAGAGGAAAGAATATCAGAATTACTCTCGTCTGC